ATCGCCACCCAATTCAGCTCCGTGCCCTCCGACAACACCGGAAACCCGATCGGCGACCACGTACCCGCGCTCTCGCGCAGATAGATCGCCTCCAAAGAGGGGTTCACCAGCAGCGCAGGAGGAGTGAACGCCGTCGCGTCCAAGGGCATCACGCAGTCCAACACGTACGTAGTGATCCGCTCCGGACCCCCATTCGGGGGCGCAGTGAACCAGCCCGGAGCCTGGCATGCCTCGTGGTGAAGGCTCGCCTGCGCGCCGTCCGCGAACTCATCGAACCGCAACGACAACCGCTCTGCACCCTGCATCGAGGTCCAACACGTCTGGCAGTCGAACGCATACAGGCGACGCAGGACCCGATCGAGATCCACGCCGTGGCCGCGCAGGTCCCCGACCTCAACCCTCTCAATCGGTACCGTCATCGCGCACCTCCCACATCGGCCCGGGTCGAGACACGGTCCACGTCACGCCGAGCACCGTCATCGGCTGCGCCGGATCAGCCGCACCGGACAGGAGCTCGCTTATGTGGACCTCAAGAGCCCGCCCCAGGACCGCCATGTCATCAGGCGTCGCGATCTCGACAGACTTCCGGATCATCACGCCAACAGCCCTGGGCGCGGACGTGCAGTGCTCCTCCACCAGGACCTCATCCCCGACGACCCCCCGCAGGAGGAACCCGGGGCTCACACGCGGGCGAGCTCCCCCCGGGCGTCCCAGGAGGCCACAGGGCCGCTCGCCCGTTGAGAGCGCGTACCCGTGCTCCCTGTTCCACGGGTCAAACGCCTCCGAGCCCCACGGCTCCAGATGATGACGCTCGTACCCGCTGAACCACAGACCCTCCCACTTCGTGTCTCCGACGAAGACCTCCTTCGCGCCGTCCGTCATCGACCACCCGCAGAACACCCACCGAGCAGCCCCCTCAGCCTCCTCCTGCGCCTCGCGCAGGATGTCCGCCCCACGGCTGTCGTAGTAGTCCGACAGCGCGAGCGCGTGCTCCCGCAGGGCCTCCGACACCGGAACCTTCCGCCTGAGCGATGGCCCCCCGCCGTACGACACCGACGCAAAGCACATGCCGTCTTCGTCGACCGGGAGGCGGATCTCAGAGACCCCGTTAACGCTCGCTACACCCCTGTCAGCAGAGAAGCCCCACGCCCCCGACACCGCAGTCCGATGCAGGTTCCCCGTAATGAAGAACCCGTTCGCGCGGATCTTCGCCCTCCGAGTGATCTCATGGGCACCCCCCTTCCTGCACATCACAGCGCGCACGTTCTCCATGCGCTCCGGACACACCAGGAGCTTCCACGAGACATGACCCAACGCCGACAGGTCCGCGCCCGCAGGAACATCGTCCTCAGTGAACCGATACACGCGGAAGCCCTCACGCATCAGGACCACCGCCCCGGAACCGGTGCGGGTAGTGCCACGACCCCGGGGGGAACGCGTACCGGCCGCTCCCGCACAGATCACGGACCCCCTCCGTGAACACCACACCGGATTCCTCCCCGGGAGCGTTGCCGTTGGGGGTGCGCCGGTTGAAGAACTGGCCCGTGGGGTTGACCACCATGAGGCCCAACTCCGAGCTGAAGTCGTAGGTCTCCGTCACCAACGCCGCACGGCACACGCTCGGGTACAACTGCGACCCGTCCTCCCTCACGGGGGACCCCACCGAAACGTAGTGGACCACCTCACCGACAACCGGGAACCTCTCACTCACCGAGACCACTCCGCCCCTCATTCGTTTCGCTGTCCAGCGTCCCCTCCACCAGACACATCCACTTCTCTATGTCAGCCTGGTCCCAAACGCGGAGGACACGACGCCCCTCGGGAACCCGTGCCCTGGCGGGGCGCACAGGAGGGTTCGGCGCATCCCCCATGTACCAAGCCAGGAGGGCAGACAGCACGGCCGACGGCTCCTTCCCCTCCTCCCGGACAGCCAGCTCGAACCTGTCGCCGAGACCGCCCTCGACCGTGAACCGGCGCGTGTCCTTCCACGTCCCGACGAACTCTCTCCCCTGGTCTCTCTGCGTCATGCCATTCTCCTCGTGTCGTTCTCAGTAAGAGCGCGAGCGACTGCCCGAGCCCGGTCCCACGTCTCCGGGAGTCCCGGAGACCGCGCGATGCCTTCAAGGGCGGAGGCGACGGCCACCGCCACCGCCGGGTCCCACAGAGTGATGTGCGCCGCGTTCGCAACGATGTCGCCGGTGTCGTCATGCAGTCCGCCCGGCCAGTCCCGCACCGAAGCGAACGGGTCCCCGTCACCCGCGAACACGGGCACCTCCCCGAGCCGGGGGGAGCCCGTGACGAACCACGGAGGGCGGGGAGCGGCGTCGGCGCGCGCACGCACGCGGCGAGCCGCGTCCTCCAGCTCCTCACGTACACCGGCAGGGGGCAGTCCCAGGCGCACGTCCCACGGCAACGACACGTCGTCCCCCTGCGTGCGCCTCAAGGCGTGCATGTGCAGGTGTCGCACCGTCCTCGTGGCCGCCGCCCCCTTGGACACGATGAGGTTCGCGTCCCAGCGCAGGTCCCGCACCAGCTCGGCCGCCCGAACGGCAACCGCACCGGCCTCGGCCGGACCGCACGCGAAGTCCTCCACGTGCGCGTACGGGATGACGAGCACGTGTCCGCCCTCAACGCGCGGGTTCAGCGGAACGAGCCCGTAGCACTCCTCCCACACCGCGACAACGTCCCCCGGGCGCGCGGACTCCAGGGGAACGACCTCGCTATCCGAAGTGCGCCCGCAGAACGGGCACTCGGAATGACCATGCATTCCCATATTCCTCCGATCTATAGCTCAGCGGCCCCGAGGAGGAATCCCCGGGGCCGCCTATCGACCTTCAGTATTATACGGCTTGCACGTCCAACCTAGGCGCTACAATCGTCCACTCCCACAGGACCAGCAGTCAAGACGTCCCGGAGGGTTTTCCGCCAGACAAACGCACCGCCACCTGAGAACGATGATGACCACGCGAGCCGTTCTAGTTCGCAGCCAGAGGGAAGTGATCACGGACCCGCCGAGCCACATAAAGAGTGTCTTTCATGTCCAGCGGATCAGTGATACGGCATGCCCGCGAGGAAAACAGAAGAGCGTCTTCAGGAGGCAGGCACCGGACGAACGACATGACCACATCTCCTTCCGATTCCACGCCACCCAGAAGAGCGACGGCCCTGTGTAGCCCCTTCAGGTCCTCATCGCTGGGCCTCTCCAGGATCAGCTTCTCTCCGCCGAGATCGACCTCCAGAGGAGGGGCGACCGAGCTCACTCCACACCCCCCGCAGGTATCGTCGACGCCGGGCGAGGAGAGGCGAACGAGGGTGCCCTCCTGTTCTCCCATGCGTAGTACCTGCGCGCCCGGTTGAGCTGTTCAACGTCCAGGCCGTACCGGTCCGCGAGCTTTGCGCCCGAAGCCTCAACGTCCTTTGACAGGAAGTCCAGGAGCCAGTCCGCGAGGTCTCCCGCCTTCGGCATATCGGACACCAGGCAGTCCCGGGCGGCATCGTAGACCGCCTCACTCACATGGTCCCCGTAGTACGCCTGCTCGTCAGGGCCGAACAGGCACAGGGCCGCCTCAGTGAGGGTTTCGCTGCGAGTGAGGCCCTGCATGCCGCCCTCGGCCACCAGGTTCGCAGCCCGCCGCTCAAGGTCCTGTACCGAGTAGGTGGCAAGAACCTTTCCCGACGAGATCTCCACGATGTGCAGGGACCCCCCATCCACCCATTCCTTGACGAAGGGCCTGCCCGACTTGTACTCCTCCTGCCGGATGACGTTCATCTCACCGTTGGCCGCCTCGACCAGGTAGCGCAGGGCATTGCCGATCTCTTTGCTCAGGATGCCGTCAATGCCATCCAGCGTTTCGCCGTCACTCATTGTTCTCCTCCGTCTTCGTCGGGCGGTTCCACGCCAGGCCGGGGTATTCCTTTTCCTCCCAGGGCTTAGCGGTCGCCCCCTCTCGCCTCACCTCCCGGATCAAGCGGACGATGAAGTCGTACCTGTACCAAACTTTGTCCGCCGTGAACACGTTCCACCGGCCGCCGAGCTCTTCCAGAACACCAACGATCAAGCTGTTGGTCGCTCCCTCCGTCCCTAGGGCGAATCCGATTTCGCGCAGGGTCGCCCTACGGCGCTCCTGGGGAGTGAAGCTTCGGACCATTGATCCGAAGGCGCGCATGTGGCTGACCTCCCTAGCCTCGTCCGTCTCCTCAGGAGGCATGTACTTGAGCATCTGCCGGACCCCGGGCTCGCACAGGGTGACTTCGGCGTTCGCGATGACATGTCTGACCCCCTCTTCCAAGGTGATCTTGCCGGAGTAGACCTCGCTCCGGGTTCTGTGCAGCACTCCAAGAAGAGCCATTCCTCTTGCCTTTCTTGCAACTAGGTGCGGGTTCCGAACTTAAATAGGAGCGGAATGAAGGGCTTTGCTAGCTCTCGTCCGAGGGCTTCCGCTCAAGGTGGACGTGGATGCCAATGTAACCCCTTCCGCGCATGATGTAGCCCGCCGTCTCCAGCTCATGAATACACCTTTTCAAGACGTCCTTGCCTCCGATGCCGTTGGCGATATCTTCAACGCGGGCGTGGAATGTTCCGTCCGGGGACGCGCCGATCTTAAGGAGGATTCCCAGAGCAATCGCAGTGGGACTGAGAGACTTGTCGTTCATAAAGGCCGTCGGGACGGACACGTATTCCTCCGAGCTGACGACCTCGACATCGATGCCCTTCGTCGGCTCGTCGATGCGAATTGCGGCACCCGGGAACGCCGTTCCAACAGCCTCTCCTGCCACGACGAAGTTCAGGCGCACATTCCGCATGACGAGGAGCCCGCTCTCCGGGTCCATGAAAGGCTCAGTGGTGGAGGAGAAAGCTCCGGCGACCTCAAGCGTGCCTCCTGCGGGCATCGCGTCCGGCTTCACCTCGCCCTGGATGTGCACGTACGAGCGCCCGTCCTCGTCGGTACGCGCCTCAACCTGCGTCACCGAGCCGATCTCGGAGCCGTCCCCGAGGGGCCCGTCGAACACGGGCAGGGGGAGCACTTCAGCCCAGGGCCCTCCGTGGCCCTCGATCATCCGCTTGTCATTGGTGGGGATGTCGATGTAGGCGACGGTTCCGCTGAAGGGAACCCGTCCTGCGTCGCTCATGAAAAATCCTTCCGGTGGAACGCTAGCTGCCAGCGGGGGAGGAGCGGCCGTCGAGGTGGACGCTCCAGCCCCAGGTGAACCCAGGCAAACGGGTGACATAGTGCCCCGCCTCCAGTTCAGCGAGGGCCTTCCCGACGGAGGTGCGCCCTCCGATCTGCGCGCCGACACGGTGAACGCTACCCAGGTACGTCCCCCGTGCTCCGGCGTGGGCCGCCAGCAGCGTCCCGAGGGCGATCGCGTTCCCGGACAGAGAGGTATTGTTAACGAAAGAGGTCGGGATCTTAACGAACTCCTCCGATCCAACCCGCACCATTGCCTTCTCCTGAACGATATCGTTCTCGCTCATGTTATGAGTCCTTTCTTTTTCCTTGGACATTAAATCAGGTGTCTTTGCAGACCGGAAAGGTCCACGAACCCGGATTTGCCGGGTCTTCCTTCCAGCCGGAGGATCGGCGGTCAGTGGCGAAGTACGCACAGCCGCCGATCCTCCAGCCGTGATCGATGAGATTTTACGCGGCGGAGTGCCCGGGGAACTCCCCCCTGCAATTCGGATCGACGCTAATGGGGGGAACCATTCTTCGTTGTCGGAGTTGAAGACCTCGATGACCCATCCGCCCCCGTCCGCTTTGCTGGCTACAGCGCGGGGGCCGAGTTCTTCGGGTCGGTCGCACGCCGCGTTCACGGCGGGGTCTACTCATCGTCGGTGGGGAAACAGCGCGGGTGAATCTTGAAGTCGCCGACGGTGGTTCCGGTGGTGACCGTGGGGGCGGTGTCGGTGGGACCTTCGACGAGGAGGGTTCCGCACCAGGCGCATCGCTGGCGGACGGTGCCGTGGCGGTTGATCCATCCGTTCGCGATGTGGGTTCGGCCGTCGGGAGTGGGGGGGCGCTCGTCGGCGGGCGTGAAGCGGGGGGCGATGAGTTCTTCGTCTTGTTCGCGGATGATCGGCGCTGTCCAGGTGCCGGGCAAGTCGGGGTCGGCTTTCCATCCGGCGGAGGTGCGGTCGGTGGCGAAGACCGCGCATGAGCGGATCGACCAGCCGGAGTCGATGAGGCGCATGCCTGCGGCGTGTCCGGGGAATTCTCGGATGCGTCCCTCCTGGTGGAAGGCTCCGTGAAGATTCCCGTCGGCTCCGAAGATCTCGATGTTCCACCCGCCGTCGGTGGGGGTGGCTTCGGCGCGCGGCCCGAGTTCCTCAAGCTCGTCGCAGGCCGCATTGAGTGAGGAGTCGCGGAGGGCGTCCGTGCTGAGGGCGGGTTTTTCGGTCGGGCTCACAGGGAGTCCTTTCGGTTGTTTCGTAGCCAGGTGAGGAGTTCGGCCATGTCCCAGATCGCGACGAAGGCGACGATCGCGGGGATGAGACCGGGGGGTGCCTCGTCGGTGAGGGTAATGGCCATGGCGATCACGTACAGGTTGACAGCAGTGAGGAGGGGGAGCCGGTATCGGGTCTTTATCCAGGTCGTCATGCGGGCCCGTGGGGGGCGTCGTGGGTCACGCGGGCGATGTCCTCGATGTGAGTCATGTTCTCTTTGTCCTTTCCATTGGGGCCTGACCGCCGATAAGCCCCGCTTATCGGCGGTCAGAACCTTGCTGTGTGTAATAACCGCAGGTCAGAGGGTGTTTCGGGGGGTTGGTACAAACGCTCCCCGCCACCCTCAGTCACAACGGGGCGTAGTCCCTGCTACTCCGCCCAGCCGATGCCCAGCCGCTCCAGCTCCAGCGAAGCCTCCTCCGCCGTCAGGATGCGGCTGAAGTGGACGCCCAGCGGATCACCCCTGTCCTCTGCCGCCGCACTCGCGACCCGAACCGCCTCCTGAACCCGTCCAACGATGTCGTCCTTGTCGTTCCCCTGCCCGATCACGACCAGCGTCGACGGCACGTACACGAACAGGAACCCCATATCGCCGAACAACGTCTCGGCGCGCTCATCAGATATCGGCTCGTCGAGCTCGTACTCCAGCGCCATAGTCCAACGCGGATTCTTCATCGGTGTCTCCTCTTTTCGTATGCAGATGCCAGCGCTAGGGGCGGAGCGCCGTCACATCCCAGGGCAGGAGCTCCAGGATGGTCGGGTCCACGCGGACCAGGCCGAAGGGAGTCGACGTCACCCCGTACGCAGGAGGAGTCGAGAGCGCGACGTCCCTGGCGAACCTGCCTTCGACACCCGGGGTCAACTCCCAGACCGCGAGAAGATCCCTGCCGATCGGGCCTGCGGACACCAGATGCAGAACGCGGGCGAGGTTGTCTGAGACCGTGATCAAGCTTGCGCTGAGCTTCGGCTCCGCCCCCCGGCTCGGGCGGTAGACGTGCGTACCCACGTAGGTACGGGAGTGCAGGGGGACGTCATCAAAGCTGAGAGGACCCTCGCCCAGGAACCCCCGAGCGATGTCGTCCGCAAGAGGAGCACTCGCGAGCCTCTGAGTCTCCTCGACGGCGTGCCGTCGGACGTGTTCAGCGGAGGCCGTCGCGGCGTCCTCGGCGGAGTCCCATGTCTGAGTGAGGCCGGGGCACGAGGTGGGGCACCCCAGACGGGAGAGACGCCAGACCACGAATCCCGGGATGCTGAGGACGGTGCCGTCTGTCGCGACGAGGACTTTGCTGGTGTACGCGTAGCTGATGTCGACAGGCACCCCCTCGCGTTCGGTCGCCTCGTCCTGAGCCTCCTTCTGCCTCTGCTCAAGTTCCGCCTTGGTCCTGCGCGGGGGCAGATCGGGCAGGTACTTGCGGACCTCCCTGCTTCCCTTCTCCGTGATTCCGACGGTGCCGTAGTATCCGCGCCTCCTGATGGCGGAGGAGGTTTGGGGAACTGGAGTCTTCCAGTACGTGCCTCCAGGATGCATCTCGGCTCCTGCGAGGGCACTGACGGCGCTCATGCTCAAGCCTTGCATGGAGACCTTTCTGTTTCGGGGTCGCACTTGCGGCCAACTGAAATGCAGGGGGTTGCATTACGTACAATAAGTATTATCAGATGACCCGCGCAAGGGTCTCGGATCGCCTAATTTTCATGGAGGCAACGTCCACACCCAGAAGGGGAGGCGGGATCGAATCCCGCCCGTCCACGCAGACCGGCCCCGTCCCGAACTCCTTGCTTATCATCGATTCTTCCTGCACTTCTTGCAGGGGGGAGGGTCGTGGACCGCTTCGCTCATCCACAGGTGAGCGATTTCTTTGGAACCGAAGTACTGCTGCCTGCGCATCCGAGCACCGCAACTCGGACAAGGCAAAACGACGGAAACGAACGTAGTGCTGATCTCCCCCCCTTCCGCTGGTCCCCGGAAGCCCATCCGAGCCCCCACTCTCCGCGCCAACAGGCGCAGGAACGCTTCCATCAGTCCACCAACCCCTCGACGACTCCCTCGATCACGGCCGCGCCGAACGAGCCACGCCGGGAATCGCGGGCCTCAACCGCGCCGCGCGCATGGCCAAGCGCCTTGTCAGGCACCTGGTACCGGCGCGAGCCGTCCCTGATGAACCGCGACTCTACCCACCCCGCCCCCTGGAGTCGCGCCAGAGCCTTGCGCCAGGGGGAGCGGAACAGAGTCCACCCGAACACCTCCTCCTCGGTCATCCACTCATCAGGAAACTCCAACAGGGCGCGGAGGATGCGAGCACTCCTCCGATCGATCTTCATTCCGCGAGACACGTGACGCCTACCCATTGCGTTTCCCCTTCTTGTCCTTCCGGGCACCCAATACGTATCCAACGGCGCGGTCGAAAGGACGCTTCCGTTTATCCCATTGGCGGACACTCCGCAAAGCGACATCTACATATTCCGGCCGGATGCGGTACATGCGACGACGCGGGGATTCGCAGGTCGATCCGGGGAGCCAGCAAGTCTCAATCCACCCCGCGACATCCATGCGAGTCAGGATGGCATATGTGGAGGCAATGGAGTTGACGGCGAGCGATACCTCATACCCTCCCATCCATTCCCTCTCGGACAGCAGGACCCTCGTGACGAGCGCCGTTTTTGAATCCATTTTCATGGCAATCCCCAAAGCTTATCTATGAGCCATTTCACTTCAGCGCGAAGAGCCTTTCAAGCGATCGAACCCATACCGACTGCGTCCGCTCCCATTCGCGAATCGAATCCCGCGCCCGAGGGTGCGCCTCCAGCCGCAACCGGTACCGGTACCGGGGACGGCGTTGGGGCTGGTCGAGGCGCGTGGGGATGAGCCCCGATTCGACCCAGCCTGCGTCCTCCATGAGTCGGAGCCCGATGAAGGTAGGTCCGGGGGAGCCGGTGGCGACGCCGAGCTCGTGACCTCCGATCCACGAGTCCTTTCCGTCCAGCAACACGCGCAACGCACGTGTGGTGTATTTGTCCATCCGAATGCAGTTTTCCATGTACCGATTATACCGAAAGCACAGGATGGCATGTGCGGGATCGGACCCGTGTGATTTCATGGAGCGGGCACCCGATCCGGCCTACATGGCCTGGCGAAGCTCGCCTCGGGTGCCCTCCGTTCGGAACTCCGACAATCGGGCGGATCGCCACCCACCAGCCCAGCACCAACCGAGGCAGGCACAATGACCGACACCAAGACGAAACGCTCCTCCCGATCGTTTCGAGGTTCCGTCTCCGTCGCCCTGCGCACTGCCGGACTCCAGCCCCGAAGGGACGCGAAGGGTCCCGGCTTCACCCTGAACACTGGCGAAGGCTCCTGCGTCTCCGTGGACGTCACGGTTTACCGGTCGGCGGAGAGTGCGGCGCGCGCCGTCCGTGACAGCCTCATTGCGGCCCTCGGAGGGAAAGCCTGGAGGATTCGACCCTCAGGGGTTCCGGTCCTGAACGAGGAAACGGGCCTCTACTCCTGCTCTCTGCACATCGAGTCCGCGCGTTCCCCCTATGTCTGCGAAGACCGGGACCTGTCGTGAAAGACGCCAAATGCCTGATTGAGTCAGAGGAGTCAGGTAGTGTCCTGACCGAGGGCTTCCGCTCATGTCGGCGATGCCCCGCGCACGCGGGGATGGCCCCTGACCGGGCTTTGGGACGACGGGGCTGAACTGACGCTCCCCGCGCACGCGGGGATGGACCCCAACGATTCGGGCACTGTGGAGAACATGACACGTGCTCCCCGCACACGCGGGGACTGCTCTTTGGGATTGTCCGACATGAAGAATGCCCGCCCCGGGCACGACCCGGGGCGGGCGTTCTTATAGGCCCGAATCGATCTTGATGAGCAAGACCTGGAACCCGAAGGGCGCGGACGCCCGAGCGAGTTTCATCAGGGGCGGGATGCTCGGGTCTCCGCAGGTGCTCACGGTGAACCGGATCATCGTGTCAGTCCGCCACGGATGCGCGACCATCGCTCCCCCCAAGGGCTCTTGCCCTCCCTCCCTGAGCCGCTGGCCGACCGAGTTCAGCACCTTGCCGACGGCGCGCGCGTCGTTGATGTCATCGAACGAGGCGAACAACTCCGGCCTTTTGAGTTGTGTGAGGCCTGCGGTGTAGGCGAACGGGGGAGTTCCGGAGGCCAGGTCTCCGGAGACGATGTTGACCGACCAGCCGAACTGCTGCCGGATCTTCGTTGCGCGCTCCTTGACGTTCTCTCCTGTGCACGCGGCGCAATCCGCCTTCTCGTGTGCGTGTCTCATCGCAGGGTGACTCCAGTCGTGTTGTCAGGGTTTGCCATCCAGTGCTTGATAGCACGGAAGTCTTCGTCGACGAGGCCCGTCGCGGGATCGGCGCGCAGGAGGAGCGCGCGGACGCTGAGTTTGTCGCTCAGCCATCGCGCGTCCGGGGCGTCGACCTCGTCGTCGATCCACACGAAGGGCCCTCCCCCGGCGAAGCGGGCGATGGCTTCGGTCTTCCTGTTGAGGCTGCGCTCGTCGGCGTCCTGGGGGAGGGGGCACACGTCGAGCCGGGGGAGTCCGAGGGCGAGGGACACTGCGACGTTCGCGTCTTCCTCCATGTCGCTCGCCCAGACCAACCGTGCGCCCAGGGCAAGGAGGGATGTCCCGTGGTCGGGGTTGAGGAGGAGGGCGCGCCCGGGGGCGCGGTAGGTGCGGTATCCGGGGGCGATGTCTCCGGGGGGCATGAGGAAGGGGTTCAGGGGTCCGTCGACATCGACGAGGACTGTTAGGTCGTGCATGTTGCTCCTGCGGTGGTAGTCGACTCCCGAGAGGGAGGGGTACACATTATGTACAATCGGTGCTATCTTTGGGGTGTTGGTAGAAGCAGAGAGCAGCAGGAGGAAGCATGTTCGTCGACCTTCACTCGCGCAGGGCCTTCGTCTCCCAGGTGTCCCGCAAGCTCCACAAGCGGAACCTCGGGACGGTTCGCGCGTGCGATCACTCGGGGGATGGCGTTATCCCCTCCCCGTCCACCGGCTTCTGCCTGGGAGCGGACCTGGCGGTGGGCTTCCGGTGGAAGGATGACCACGACGCGATTCTCGCCCTGGTGATCGACATCCTGGAAGGGTGGGGGCGTCCCTTCTGGGTCCGGGAGACGGAGCACGACCCCGAGGCCCGCATTCGGAACTGGCTGACCCGAATCCACATCGACTCCCTGAAGACTCCCGAATCCTGCGTGCGCTTCGACGGGGAGCCGTGGAAGGCGAAGACCTCCGACGCCTGAGGGGGCGTAGGGGGGTGCGTCCGCACCCCCCTACGGGGAGACTTCGGGCAAGTTTTTTCTGCGGGTCGCGTTGTGGCTGAACGGGGTGGTGTGGCCTGTTTGCGAACCCACAGAGCACTATGTACAATCGGTACTACCGGAAGGGCGCAGGGCCCTTCCCCCGCAGAACCGGAGCACATCATGGACCTCGCCTCCTTCACCGAGACCTTCATCCCCTCCTCCCTCGTTCCCGGGACCCTCATCCTGGTCACCAACAACGACCCCGGCTCACGCCTCCACAAGGGCAACCCCTTCACCTTCAACGTCGACACGGTCTGCGGCACCAGCGCCAGCCGCCTCGCCACCACGGAGGACGCCACAACGAAGAAGATGTGCTTCTTCTGCAACACGATCCCCGACGCGGCCGGTCTCTTCACCCCCAAGAAGAAGACCGCCCAGGAGGAGCCGAGGAAGGTCACGGTGGAGATCGCCGGGAACATGGTCGCCCGGATCGCCCTCCACCTGACCTGGTTCATCGACCGCGCCGAGCTCGCCGAAAAGGCCAAGGTCGGCTCCGGCGTCGTCCGCCGGATGGAGTTCTCCCCCGTCGAGGCCGAGAGCCTGCGCGCGCTCCTTGCTGCCCACAAGGCCGGTAAGGGCACCGGGAAGTCCCTCGGGCCCGTCCACCGCATTCAGCGCACCCTGACCCGCGTGGAGGCTGCGATCTTCGCCGCCTCCCGCGCGTAACACCTTCCGGGAGGGCGGGGCGCACTCTCCGCCCTCCCCGGGGGCGCAGCACAAGAATAGGAGAGGATCCATGACTCAGTTGCCGAGCCTGCCCGACGTCGGGGACGACGAACCGTACGTCTCCTTCACCTCCGCGCGATGCCGAGCCTGCGACGAAGGCTCCCCCTGGGAACGCGAGGAGATGTTCGCGGTGACCTGGACGCAGGAGCATGCGAAGAAGCGTGGCCCCGGGCACGACAAGTTCCACGTGTACGGGGTTAGCCGGTCGACTGCCCGCACGTACCTCTGAGGGGGGCCTGTGACGCAGATCAGCCGCTCCGAGTACGAACAGGAAGCACGCCGACTCGGCCGCAAGCCGATCCCGGACAACATGCTCCACGGCAACATCCAGGCTGGCCTCTACGAGGGCACCTTGGAGGAGTCCCGTCAGAACGACTACAACCGGGGTCTCGCCGTCATCGCAGAGAAGGAAGCGGGGACGTGGACGGCTCCCACCAAGAAGCCGAAGGTGTCCTGCGAGTTGTGCGGAGTCCCCATCAAACGGGCCGGACAGTGCGGAGACTGCGGCCGAGGAACCGAGGACGCCTCGTGGCCACGGCGGCGACGCCGGGCTCGTCCCACCACCTAACCCCGACAAGCAATACAGGAGCGGACATCCATGAGCACCGACTACACCCTCCCGCAGAAGCGAGCCCTCGCCATGGCGGAGGAGACGCCGCACGGCTTGATGATCAACCGTGACACCAACGTGAACACGTCCGTCGCGATGATGGATCGAGGTCTGATCGGCAAGCTCGAACAGCGCCTTGCGGATGACAAGGAGGGGGACGAGCACTACGGGAGCTTCCTCGCGGAGGGTGAGTACTACGGGCACTTCCTCACCAAGAAGGGGGAGGAAGTCCGCGAGGACCTGGTCCGGCTGGCGGCCGAAGAGGGACTGACACTCCAGGAGTATTTCGCTCCGCGCTTCGCCTGCCACTGCGGAAGCCGGGGGGTCTGGGCCCTCGGGTGGACCGACGAAGAGGGGAAGGCCCACACGATGCCGTGCTGTGGGTCGCACCTCAACACTCAGATGAAGAAGGTCGCCCGCGAGGCGCAGGGGCGGATGGTGAAGGCGCTCCTGCTGTAGGAGCCCGGGGGAGGGGGCTAGCCCCTCCCCCCTTGTGTTCCACCCTGAATCGCCCCCGCTCTGGAGTGCAGGCGGGACATCCCCGCCCAGAGCGGGGAAGCCCGGGTTCCCGGGAACCACACGGGAAGGACGGAAGATGCTCTACGACAACCCCCACGGCTACTCCGCTGCACTCGACGGAACTGCCGACACCTCAACGGGTGACACGCACGAGGTCACGATTTCGGCCTACGAGCAGGAAGGCTACGGGCGCGATGGCGAGCCGATCTACATTCCTTGCCGCCAGATCTCCGATCCCGTATCCACGGGCGTGACGTTTGACGGACCCGATTCCTCCGTGAGGGCGATGGAGGCGGCCGACCGGGTTCTCGCCGGGCAGGGATGGGAGCGGGTCGAAAGCTGGAGGGTTGAGGATGACGCCTTCTGGGCTGACATTCGGCGGTCCTGACTTCGGCTTTACCCAAGCGCAGGGACCCGCTGGATGCATAATCGGTATAACCAAGAGGGAGGATTTCCCGTGAACATACCCCCGACAGACGCCATGCGCTCTGCCTGCTATCACGCACTCAGCAACGGACTCCGCAACGACCACGATCCCTACGTCCTTTTCATCGACGATCGCGAAGGGGCGCGCCCGCCAACCGTGAAAGGGCTGGTCTCCCGGGGGCTCGCCGAGGTGCGCCCCGGTGCCACGCTTCCCCGCCTGACGGAAGCAGGAATCGACGTCGCGAAGGAGGAGTGGGCCAAGCGGACAGGAGGCAAGCCGATCCCGACCCCGCTGTTCCACCGCACCTCCGACGACGTCGCCGCGAAGCTCCTGCTCGGCGGCGCGTTCGACTTCGGACGCGAGGGCCCGTGGGTGTACTTCTCAACGGTGCGCGCCGGAGGCCTCGCGGAGGACTCCTGGGGGACCTGCGTCCGGGTTCTGCTGGCCGTCCGGCCGGAGTGGCTGCATGACGAGCTTCCCGACGGAGAGGAGCACTACCGGGTGCCGCTGGCCGCCCTGCGCGGAGTGCGCCCCACCTACGCCTAGACGCTTCCGCAGGACCCCAGGGGGCACGGAGGTCAACACTCCCCCGTGCCCCCTTTATGTATAATCGGTATAATCAAGAGGAAGGAATGTCAACGTGCGCAAACCCCCAACGGACGACATGCGGTCCGCCTGCTACTACGCCCTCGAACTCGCTCTCCACCAGGGGCACGACCCCTACGTCATCCCCCTGCACGAAACGGTGTCGAGAGGAGCGCGGGCGGCGACCGTGCGGGGGCTGATCTCCCGAGGTCTCGCCGAGGTGCGCCCCGGGGCGAAGTACAACCACCTGACGACAGCGGGAATCGACGTTGCGAAGGAGGAGTGGGCCAAGCGGACAGGAGGCAAGCCGATCCCGACCCCGCTGTTCCACCGCACCTCCGAAGAGGCCGCAATCAAGATTCTGCGAGCCAGGGAGTTCGACGTCGGCCCCGAGGGGCCGTGGGTGTACTTCTCGACGGCGCGCGCCGGAGACATCACGAGCGGCTACGGAGGGGTGGTCCTCAGGGTCCTGCTCGTCGTGCAGCAAGAGTGGCTGGATGACGAGTTCCCGGACGGGGAGGGTGGATACGAGGAACACTACCGGGTTCCGCTGGCCGCCCTGCGCGGAGTGCACGTCACCCGGGCGTAGAAACACGCGTGTCCCTTTCCGTACCCTCGAAACGGAAAGGGACACACTCCCCATGACCCCCCCAGAGCTTCGCCCTCTCGACTCCACTCGGTTGGATCAACACGATTATAACCATAAACCGGGGATGCTCCAGTTACCCCGAAATGCGAATGGGAGAATCGGACCCAAAGGGGACATTGAAGAACTCGGCACTCTCCCAGGGAGGAAGTTCGGTGCCATCAGGAGCGCCGACCGACACCGACCGCAGGGCCCATGCGCTCATCGTGAATCCCCCTGGCCTGGGGGTTATCTGCTGCGAACGGAAGTCCCCCCAGGGAACCGCCGTTTGCAGCTCTGCCCCGTACGCGTCTTCCAGGGCGATCGGGTCGTAGTAGCCCCCCACGCACAGCACCGGGACCGAGCCCCCCGCATCCGCCCAGACGCGCATCACCGAACCGACCTGGACCGGACGTTCGGAACCCCGAGCAAGCAGGGGGAGCGGGTGCCTGAACCTGCCTTCGACATCCTGCTCGGCAAGAGCCCGGCCTCCGACCGGCTCACTGATCGGGAAGACACGCGCCTCGTATTGGACGAGGTCGAGCTCCGGACTCCACAGGGCTTCCCCGCCGGTGAGGGAGTAGGCGTCGACGCGGTTGTGTGTCACCACGACGACCGCCTGAAGAACCTGTCCGGAGATCGGACCCGAAGCGTCCAGACCAATGCCGTCGAGGACCTGCGCGACCAGGCGCGAGCTCAGCATGACCACCCTCCCCGGCGCGTACGGCGACGCTCCTTCCTCGCGCAGGACATGCCGGAACGCTCCTGTCAGCGTCCGGTACACCTGGTCGCGGACGGGCCCGTCAGGGATCAGGCGGTCTGCCCACCATCGGGCGGCGTAGTGCTCCGCCCCTTCGGGGAAAACACTGTCGTACTCCTCTGTCATGTCTCCTCCTCTTTGTCCATGTTGTTGACTTGGACCTGATCAAACTGCGGTTAGCGTCATTCGCGGCGAGGAGGCACGGAGCGACTGGCCGTAACCCCGCCTCCAGCTGGAGACAGGGGGGGTATTATCGTACTATCCGTATCATCCCATACTCACGGAGACTCATGCCTGCAAGTACGGGTTGGGCCGAACGGGTTGAGCACTCCTCCTACGAGCTCATGCCCATCATCCCCGGGATCTTCTGCGCCTCCTTGAGCGCCGTCGACATGATCAGCAGCAGCGCGCGCCTGTGGGGGCCGGAACCTGTCCTCGTGCTCCTCGTATGCATACGAACGGTTGTGCTGTTTGCGACACTGGTGATTTCCACTGGCGGCCTCTTGCACTATCGCTCCAAATCATGTTCTTCATGTGTCGCCAACTTTGATCGCGCAAGGGAAGGGGCCTTCACTGAGGAAGAACTCATATGCATCAAGAAGTACCACAATGGGTACAACAAACGGCACAGTAGGGTCCTGATGCTGTTCATCGTGGGTCTTTTCTGCCTTGGGCTTGGCATAAGGGGCGAGGGGAATCAATTCGTTTTCGGCATCCCAGCCTTCTTCGGGGGGTTGCTCTACAGCGTTTTCTGTTTCTCCGATATGCACCACTCGAAAATCCGGCACTGGTGCCCGAAGTGTGAGGTCAGCAAATGAAGATCTATGACAAAGAACGCCGAGTCTTTGCCCTCAAGGCGGCTGACGGAAAACGGGTGGCCTCCGAACCCCTGGGGGAAGAGGAGCGCATCAAGCTCTCCGAAGAGCTTCTTGAGGACACCGGGTACACGCTCATCGAGGCACCCCGCAAGAAGGCCCTGGGATATCGGACGCTCCCGTACTGCCTCACCGACCCGCTCGGCATCGTCCCGGACGACACCGAGAACGTCTTGTCGGCAGAGCAGACGGCGAAGGTATGGTCCGAGATCAAGGCAGCAAACAGCCGCAACAAAGCGATGTGTCTGCTCATCGCTGTCCACGGAATGCGCCCTCCCGAGATCTCCCTCCTCAAGCACGACGCGATCACCGTCGAGGGCACGGGGAAGCGCACCCGGTACGTCCTGTTCAGCCAGAACCCTCACGGGCGCACCCGCATCATCGAAATCATCCCTTCGGTATACGACGCCCTGATGGAATGGGTGGCGGAGCGCGTGTGGCTCCTGACGGAGGCCGGGCAACCCGTCGACGAGGGGGCCCTCTTCATGCGCGGGTCCAAGCCGACGACCTCTGAACACAACTCCGAGAAGCGCGTCGTCGAGCTCCTGGAGCGTCTAGGAGCGCGTGCCCTGGGGGCGCAGGAGCCCCGACTGACCTACACCCTCCTCCAGAGGTCGACGAGGGAAGCGCTGAAGAAGATCCCAACCCATTTCGATCCCGAAAAGTTCGACGCTATCGAAGAACTGGCGGGGGCCAATGCCCCCGAAGGAGAAGTCCATGGATAACACCCAGAAACACTTGGAGAATATGCTAGTAGCACTGTCGGCCTCTTACCTGGACCTATTCGGAGGCTCGAAAGAGGACGCTAAAAAGGCCGTCCTGGACGCCCTGGACAACGGGGCGAACTCCCCCCACCACGACAAAATACTGCAAGCTACGGGGGCGTGCAAAGGCGTCCTTGCTGATCACCTGGCGCAGATTTCGGTGAACGTTGAAGGATTCGACGCGCAGGAGCGAAACCCCCGACTGGTGGCCGACGCGGGCGAAGAGCCAACGCCTGACACGAAATGCGAATGCTTTTGCCGGGCGACCCATGACCCGTCCCACTCCGGTGTGTGCTCCGGCAAATTCGCGACACACACCCTGTCCTACGAGGGACGCCTCGGCGTGACGGAAGTGCTCGTGTGCGCAGACTGCCGGACGCAGGTCCTCGCTCGGGCCGCTTCCCGCGAGGCGTCTCCGGGCACCGGACAGGAGGAGAGTTGACGGACCCCCTGATGGGCAGCCTCGACAGCCTCGATTCCCTGCTGGCAAAGGTGCGGCGAGGCCAGCTTGAGGCCCTGCGCGGAGGCCGTCCGGCCTGTGGCCACGGCCGGAGCGTGCGGGGGAGGCGGGAAGGGCCCGACGAGGTGACACGGTGCCTGCTGGCTCGCTCACACAAGGGTCTCCACGAAGACGAGTACACGCGTACGTGGGATGATTCCGGCCATCCATACGACACTGAGTACGACGCGACAATCTGAACGGCACGGTCCCCGCTCCCGCTGGGAGGAGCGGGGACCGTTGTCAGTTCCGTCCGTCGATCCTGCGCACCGACCACGGAACCATGTCGATCAGCGCCCGGACAAGGAAGGGGTTGGGCCGGGACCCCTGCACTTCCTTGGCGAACACGACCTCGGAGGAGCCTCGCGGCTGGAAGACGAGCACCGTGCTCTTGCGCGGACGGATCGGCCTGCGCGCTGGACCGTGGATGCCGGTGCCCTGGTGGTGGTAGAGGCCGTAGTCAAGGACGGTTCCTACACGGCCGACAACGCGGGTGCCCTCCACGTGCACCGTGTGCTGGATCGAGGAGCGCAGACGTCCCGTGTCAACGCCGACCAGTTGCTTGGCGCGGTTCGCGACGAGACGGGAGTACCGTTCGACCTCCCGGAAGACGGGCCCCTGGGGGGAGTACAGGAACTCCCTGATAGCAGCGTGATCAAGACGAACCTCCATACACCATCCACTCCCCAGCGCTATTCTTTCGACACGCGGAGTCACAAGACATCGTCGAAACTAAGGGTATTGTTCCCTCTTGCTAGCTACGCCCCCGGCCTCCACTGAGGTAACCGGGGGCGCAGCTATTCACGCGAGACAGGGTTGCACCGCAACGACCCGAGCCCAACCGCTGGCAACCCACAGCTGGGTCTCCAGGTTGTTCGGCCTGTCGATGATCGACCCCACCCGGCTCAGCTCCTCCAGCTCGGGCCGATGCCGCAGGACCTCAAGGAGGAGACGGCCGGGATCATCCTTCACGGCGCGCCTCCTGCAACGTCCACGTCAGCTGTCGCCATGCGGTCCGGGATGGAGGCGTCGGTGACAGTGATCTGGTAGACGCCTCCTGTCGCGTACTCGTGCGCGGACTGCGCGAACCCGTTGCCCTGGTTCAGTGTCGGGTCGGAGTCGTCCCCCCAGTTGACGACCGCCGGACGGTTGTCGTTGTCCACGGTGAGGAGACGTCCGCGCCCAGAGGCGACCTCGGAGTCCGACACCACGGACAGCACCATGTCTGGCAAGACGTCCTGGAAGGCGGTGATGACGAGGTGCTCCCCGGTGTACTCCACAGAGGCAACCTCGCCCTCGAACACCTCGACGTCCTCGGCTTCCGGATCGAGGTCGGACACCTTCCTCATGACGAGCACGTCCGTGCCGGGCCACAGCCCACGCAGGACTGCGTCGGCTGCGTGGCGGTTCTTCGCCACACGGGATCGGCACCAGGCCACCTCAACGGCGAGGACACCCTCGTCTTCGCTGATGAGAAGGGTCTCGTGGTCGTGGGGGATATCGACGTCGGGACGTCCCTCGCGTCGGATAGAGAACTCGTAAGTCATCTCGTCTTCCTTCCTGTTCAGCATCCGCAACCGCCCATGCGGATCACGGTGGTACCGATGACAGAGACGCAGCCGCCCATGGGGCCGGAGGGGGCGATGGACTCGACGGTGTGGGAGGTCCCGGTGTCCGTGAACCAGTCACAGCACGTGAGAGTCGCCTGGATCGCCTTGACGTCGTCGAACATGCCGAACGCGTACCCGTCGAACTCCCCGTCGGAAGGGGGCTGGCCGCTCTCGTCCAGGCGCGGAGCGCACCGCCACACCCCCAGCTCCACCCGCACGTCCCACCCCACGACGCCGCACCCGCCCATGCCCCGGTTCCGGGTATGCGTGAGAGGGGCGATGTTCACGACCCTGATCCATCCCTCCCCCTCCCCGTTGTCCTCGCATGTGCAGTCGCATCGTTGCGCAGGCAGAGGCGACGCGCCCCAGATAATCGGCAGGAAGCACACGGGGCGAGACCGTTTGATCAGCTCGCCCACGAAGCACTCCCGCAACGCTGTTGCCATACCCCTCAGCGACTTCCGGTTCACCGCCACCCCCTCCTGTATCGGGCTCCTGCGTCCGGGGCGACAGCCTCGTGCTTGACCTTGAACTGGTCAGGCGACCACACCCCTGGGCGTGACAGCTGACCCTGGGGGTTCACGGTCGACAGCCACAGGTCCACCACTGGCAGGCCGGTCCGGCCGTTCGACAGGAACTCCATTTGGTCGACGAACGCGTAGCTGATGCCCTCCCGCGTCACGGTCTGGACGCGTTCGGGCAGAGCGCAGTCAGACGCGCCCGTGCACTTCTTGTAGAGCTCGCACGCCAGCACAGTGACCGCCCTGCGTCCGCCGACGGGGACCGGGGTGCCCCGCCAGTACTCGACGGCGAACGCCCCTTCCTCGTCGTAGGACGCGGCCATGTCCTGGAATCCGGGCCATGAGCCGCCGTCGACGCGCAGGAGCCGGTTCGGGGCCTGGACCTTGAAGGAGTCCGGGGTCAGCTCCTCCCCGTCGATCCACACGCGGACCGGGTACCGGGACGCCCATGAGCACCGGCCGTGCGGGGCGGGGAGGTGTGGGGCGTGCACCGGCCCCGGGAGCTCCAGGGTTGACACGCCGCTCCCGCAGGAGCACGACGAGCACCCCGAGGGCGCGCACGCGCACCCGGAGAGGTTGACCCACTCGCCGTTGATGATGTCCGGGCGCATGCCGCGACCGGACCGGTACCGGTATGACGACGGGGTCTGCCGGTCGGGGTCGTAGCAGTCCTGTCGGCACGGGCGGACGATCTCGCGGCACAACCCGAAGCGCCCGGCGGTCAGCCGCCACAGGATCTCGGTGGCCATCTCGACGGACACCCTGAGCTGGGAGTCCATCGAGTCGACGTCGTCGCAGTCGAAGCAGGGGGCGCAGTCGGGGAGGAGCGGCCAGGTACGGCATGGCCCCTCCCCGTACTCCATGTCCCATGTCCCGTCGTCAGCGACGGGAGGGGGGCAGTCGCAGGACACCGTCAGCCCTGCTTCCACGACAGGACGGACGCCTCGGTGAAGTCGATGCGCGCGGGTGTCGGTCCGTGCTGGGAGACGCGCAGGCGAACCCGGTGGTCCTTCTGCGCGTTGCCCGTCCACGTGTACGTGAAGTGCCCGGAACCGGAGACGTGCACGGGGGAGTCGATGGGCGCGGACTCCACGATCGTGAAGCCCGACCCCTGCTGCACGACCTCCACCAGGCGTAGCTGAACCTCGGTGCCCTGCGGCAGAGCCTTGTAGTCCTCGCCGTCGTCGATGTGGAACCGGACGCCGACCGACACCGAGTAGAGCGCAGGGCCCGTGAGAACCGAGTAGTACGTCTCGGGGAGGGCTTTCCCGTTCTTGTGGGTGAAGGGGACGTACCGCCATTCGGAGGGAGGCAGGATAAGGTCCAGCGGCTTGTTGTCCTCGTCGCGGGCACGGAACTTCGCGTGAGTGGGCATGTCCTCTTCCCTTTCGTAATCACCGGACAGGATCGCCGCGACATCGCGGCGGAAAGCCGTCATATTGAAGGAGTGCGGGTCAGGTTTCCCGGTGTTCACTTCCCGGTGGGCCTTTACCTGCGCGGTCGGTATCCCGTATTCGCGGCACAGTTCCGCGCACAGCTTTTTGTACGCGTCAACCTGCGCAGGGGGCCACGCCTGCCGTCCGTCGTTCTCAGCCTCGATGCCGATCGACGTGGAATTCGTGTGGCGGTTCGACGTCGATGGCGCGTTGTGCCAACTCCTCCCCGCAGCGATGACGTAGATGCGCCCGGACCGGCCGATGCCCAGCTGCGACAGCGGGCCCTTCAGATCCGAGCGCCCGTACGCAACCACGTTGAGAGACGGGTAGTCGCCCCCTGCCGTTGCTCCTGCGGTGTGGTGGCAGACGACCCCGAGCACCTGCGGCTGTTCACCGTGTCCGCGCGTCTTCCATCCGGACACCTCAGTCACCGGATAGCCGGTACGACGGGCGACATTAGCGAGCCCTGTCAGATAAGGCATCGATTCCCTTCCTGTCGACAATTGGCCGGACCCCTACACCCGGGAGGGGATGCAGGGGTCGCGGTTATCCGTTGCGCATGTTGACGTTGGACGGAGAAGAATCGAAAGGGCTCAGCCTGTCAATGGGCTGATACGTGGCCGTGGGGGCCGAGTTCGTTCCGGTCTGCAAACGCTTGACCTCGACGAATCCCTTGATCGCCGTCAGGATGACGGCGGTGATAACTCCTCCGATGACCAGTGCGACGATAAGAACAATGAGAACTACCGCCGTTGTTGAGGTCATGGCTCCTCCCTTGACATTCGCGGACGGACCCGACTGTCGCCGACACCCGCAGGGATCGGCGACAGTCGGGCCTGATGCGCCCCTCCCTCCCCGATCAAGGGAGGGGCGCGTCAGGTCACGCGGTGGTCGAGCCAGTCACCAGCACCTCGGCGGAGCTCGCTTCCTCAGCGTTCGCCGTGACACCGATTTCGTACGCGGTGGAGGCGGTGAGGCCGGTGAGCTCCAGGTCGCGGGAGGCTGCGGCCACGGTCTGAGGAGCCGACCAGGTTCCGGTTCCCGCAGGAGTGCGGTAGCGGACGCTGAACCCGGTCACAGCCGGTCCCTCGCCCTGCGCCCACTCCCACGCGACGGTCAGCGCGGTTGCGGTCTGGTCGGACACGATGAGGTCGGTCGGGTCGGCGACGGCTTCTGCCTCCGAGGCCTCGACAACCTGCGTGTCGGTCGCGGCGGGGTCGGCGTCCGAGGCGGCTGTCACGGTGAACGTTCCACCCTCAGTGAAGGTGTGCGCGGTGGTGGCCTCGCCGTCTCCCGCGTTCGTGGAGGTGGGGGTCCCGTCGCCCCAGTCGATCGTCACCGGCCCGTTGCCCTGGTTGTCGACGGTGGCCTCGACCTCCACCGGGATCGTTCCAGCGGCCGGAGCGAGGTTCAGCACCGGGTTCTCGGGGGCAGGAGCCGTCACCTCGATCTGGACCGTGGTCGTGTTCGCGGGAGTGGCCTGCGAGGTGACGACCAGGTCGTAGGTGCCAGCTTCGGCGTAGGTGTGCTGGGTGGTGGTGGTGCCGTTCCCCGGGTTGGTGCCGTTGGCGGTGGAGTCCCCGAAGACCAGGTTGACCGGCCCGTTGCCGTGGTTGTTCGCCAGGATCGACACGGTGAGCGGAGCTTCGCCCGACTCCGGGTCGACGGTGACCTGCGGGGCGGCCGACGTCGCGTTGATATCGACGGTGCCGACGGCCCTGCTGTCCGCGACGGAGGTCACGGTGACCGTGTACTCCCCTGCGTCGGTGAACTGGTGCGGGTAGGTGCGCGGTTCCTCCTCCGTCCCCCCGGCCACGGTCTGAACAGGGGTGCCGTCGCCCCAGTCGATCGTCACCTGCCCGTTGCCGTGGTTGTTCACGGTGAGGACCGTGGCGAGCGGAGCGATGCCCGTCGTCGGGGAGGAGGACACGATCGGGTTCGGGAGCGGCGGAACCTCCGTGATCTCGACGTCGTACGTCGAGGACTTCGCGGGGTCGTCGATGTCCGCGACGGTGACCGTGTAGGTTCCCGTCTCCATGTAGAGGTGGCACTCCTCCCGGCCGACGCGGGAGGTGACGGTCGGGGTGCCGTCGCCCCAGTCGATGGTGACCTGGCGTCCGGCGGAGCCCGACACCTCGAAGCACGCGCGGTTGGGCTGCTCGGTGTCGATCTCGATCGTCCCGTTGAGCGCTCCGGGCGTGATCGCTTCGAGGGGCTGGCAACCGCACTCAGGAGTGGGAGGGGCCACGGTCACGATGTCGGTGTGGAAGTGGTCCGGGTCGCCCGTGACACTGCCGGAGTCGATCGGCTCAAGGAGCGGAGACGGGTTGCCGGACGCGTCGTGGACGACGTTGTACGGGCCGCGACCCCACAAACTTCCGCCCTTAGTACGACCATTCAACGTGAACGTCGCGACGCCGTCTTCAAGCGTCCACGACTCCGGCGCGGTGCCGAGCACGTAGGGGAGGAGGAAGTATCCGTTCGGCTCAGCGTCCTCGGGGGCGTCGTCGTCGCAGATCGCGCCCTGCGTGGTGGCCTTGGGCCACAGCTCCAGAGCGAAGCCCTCCCTGTCAGAGAACTTGGTGCCCACGCGGAAACCGGTCGGCTCACCCTGCGCGTTCCGCACGACCTTCCACGTCGGGTTCATCAGCGTGAACAGGGCCGGATCGACGCGGCAGAACTCGATCGACACGGTGAACCACTGGAGGGCATCCTGTCCGCGCTCGCTCACGCAGAGGTCTCCAGCGGCGTTGCGCTGGGTGTAGGTCTCGCCTTCCTCGACCTCAGGCGAGATCTCGACGGAAACGAAGCCGTCCGTGACGACCTGCGAGCACGGCCCGTAAACGGGTCGCCCGCAGGAATCCAGTTTGGTGACGCGCAGTACACGCGCGCCGATGAAGCTAGGGCAGACAGCCATTGGCTGCGAACCTCCTGTTTATGCGGTGACGGTGGTCTGTGCGGAACCGGTCTTGGTGGGATCGGCCTGCGAAGTGGCGGTGACGGTGTACGTTCCGGCCTCGGCGTACGTGTGCTCAGTGATCGACTTGTGGTCGCCGGGGTTGGTCCCTGCGGGGGAGTCGTCACCGAAGTCCAGCGAGACGGGCCCGTTGCCGTTGTTCTGGGCGAGCACGTCAACCGCGAGTCCGCGCGGGGTGAGCTCGACTGAGGGCGGGTCCTGCGGGGCGGCGGTCACGGTCCCGGTCGCCTGCGCCGCAGGATCGGCGTTGGATGTCACGGTGACCGTGTACTCTCCGGCGGTCGTGTACTGGAAGTCGAACGGCTCGCCTTCCCCTGCGTCCTCATACGGGTCCTCGCCGTTGGCGGGGTCGACGGTGACGGGCCCGTTGCCGTGGTTGTCGACGGTGAACGCCACCCACAGCGGGATCGGCCCCGTGTCAGGGGTCAGGGTCAGCGTCGGCGCGGGCGGAGGGGGCACGGACACGGTGACGGTGGTAGTGCCCTGCGCGTCCGGGTACTCCTGCGAGGTCGCCGTGACGGTGTACGTTCCGGCGTCGGCGTAGGTGTGCGCCGTCGCGGTGGTTCCGTCGCCGGGGTTGGTGAGCGCGGGGGAGCCGTCGCCCGGGGTGAGGGACACCGGACCGTTGCCGTGGTTGTCGACGGTGAAGGACACCTCCAGGGGTGCGTCTCCGGTCTCGGGTTCCCCCGTCGGCACGGGGTCGGCAGGAGCGGACACGGCCACCTGCCCAGTGCCCTGCGCGGTCGGTTCGGCCTGCGAGGAGGCGGTCACGGTGTAGGTGCCGGGGGACGCGAACACGTGTGTGGTGACGGTGGTTCCGTCGCCGGGGTTGGTGAGCGCGGGGGAGCCGTCGCCCGGGGTGAGGGACACCGGACCGTTGCCGTGGTTGTCGACGGTGATGTCGACGGACAGGGGGGCGCTACCCGTGGTCGGGTCGAGGGAGACGGCCGGGTCGGGCGGAGGAGGAGCATCACTGACGGTGATCTGCGCCGTGTCCTGCGCGGACGGGGTGGCCTGGGAGGAGGCAGTAGCGGTGTAGGACCCCGACCCGGGGTAGGTGTACACGGTCGCCGTGGTGCCGTCGCCGGGGTTGGTGAGCGCGGGAGAGCCGTCGCCCGGGGTGAGGGACACCGGCCCGTTCCCGTGGTTGTCGACGGTGAACGCCACCTCCAGCGGAGCCTGGCCGGAGGAGGGGGTGGCCGTCAGGGAGGGGTCGGGCACGGGCTCCGGCGCGGGGCCGATCACGGACACGGTGCGGGTGACGGGACCTGCGCTTCCGGGGGCGGTCGCGGACACGATGTAGGTTCCGCCGTCGGGGTAGGTGTGGGTGTAGGTCTCCCCGTCGGCGATGGTGACGGGGGCGGACCCGTCGCCCAGGTCAACGGTGGTGTCTCCACGCCCGAAGTTCTCGACGGTGATCGACACGTCCAGGGGAGACTCCCCCCGCGTCGGGGACACGATGAGGGTGAGGGTCGGCGGAGGCGAGACCAGCGTGGCCAGTCCCGCGACGAGCGGGGCGTCCGTGGCCACGGCGAGGACGTTGCAGGGCCACGACACGACGTACACCCGCTCGGAGAGCAGGAACAGCCGGTTCGTTGACGGGTCGAACGCGCCGTTCTGGAACGTGCCGGGCTCGTAGATCGTGGACCTGTAGACGGTGATCTGCGGAGTCGCGTAGAGCCACGACGACTCGGCGGGCTCCTCCTGTCCGTAGGGGCCAGCGCCGGAATACCCGGACCCGAAAGCCACAGGGGTCCCCAGCAGGGTCGTTATGCGGGACCCGGACCGGTGCACGATCCGCAGGGAGTCCATCACGGCGGCCATCCACCGGGGCGCGTGGATGATGCCGGGGCGTCCCATCGCCGACAGGCGGTGCTCCAGCATGCCGACGGCCTGCGGGATGGAGGTCGGGGCTCCTGCGCCCAGGATCTCGGCTTCGGGGTCACGCAGGAGCGGACGCGCGTTGACGAGCCCGTTGTAGACGATGTTCTCGACGGTGTGGCGCTCGCCCATGAGGATGCGCTCACGCAGACGTGCGCGCGCCTCGGCGTTGCTGACACCGAGCGGGGGGCATTCCTCTGCCGCGTAGATCGCGAAGGGATCGGCGGTGACCACCGACTCCGAGCGCAGACCTTCCTTGACAGGGTTTTCCATTCCCGTGGGGCATTCGGGGAAGGGGTAGGGGTTTACGCCCGGGTCGCATACAGCAGACGTTTGGATGCCGTTCTGCGCGAACGAATCCATGTCCTCGACGACGGTCGCGGCGGAGAACAGGCCGTACCGAGGGTCTTCAAGGGGAAGCGACTCGCGAGGAACTTGGAGTCGCGGAATCGGTGGCATGCACATTGCGTCTCCTGCGCTGCACTAACGGGCGGACGGGGGCGCGGACAGGAACGGGTAAGGGGTCCCGTTCCTGTCCGCTTGGGGTGCGCGCGCTACGAGCCGGAGCGGGCCGAGCGGCGCGAGGAGGCCTCGACGTTGGCGGTTACTCCTGCGGCGGAGGCGTTCGCACGCAGGGCAGCAGCGCCATCACCCTCGGGGGGAGGAGTCGGGGCCGGGCTCTCGGGGCACGTGATCGGGGCGAGTGCAGCCACGCCGCCGTTACGGCACAGGTTGGTCAGTCGGAGCTTGAAGCTCCGGTTGCACCGGTTCAGGAGCAGGAAGCCTTCTTCAGTGAAGAGAGCGGTGTACTTGTTCTGCGCCAGGAGTGTCGAGTCGTAGAACGCGTCGAGCGTGATGATGTCGCTCTGGCCGAGCACCCACGCACCTGCCGGGTAGAAGACCATCTCGACGTTGTTCGGCCACTGGCCGGGCATGAGACGTCCGTCGACCGGCGCACCGTTGCCCATGGAGGCGTCCTCGGTGATGCCCTCGGTGTCGTACACCCACTGAATTCGGGTCGCGTAGTTCGCGAACAGGTCGTCGATCTCAGCGTCGGTGACGGAGGAGAACGGGCGGTTCACCTTCCGCGCGAGGTCGAGCTTGACGTACTCCTTGAACCAGGCCGGGGCGATGCCTTCGAGGGTGTCGTTCATGCCGAGGTGGTACCGCTCGCGGAACCAGGCGATCATGACGCCGAGACGGTCCAGGATGCTGTCCGAGACGGAGCCGATACCGGCCCCGGAGACGTCGTACTCGATCTCGTCGGAGCCGTCCCAGATGCCCGACAGGTACCGGTGGTTCATGAAGTGCTGGTGCTTGATCAGCGTGTCTTCGATGAAGCGCTCGGTGAGGGCGGGCCAGGTGGCGTGGCGGAGGATGTCGCCACGGACGCACAGGTACGCGAGGGAGAGTCGCACTTCCTGCCAGTCGGGGCAGGGGCCCTCGATGCACACCTTCTCATTGCCGTCGGTTACGAAGTGGTCCGGGGCGAGGGGGGTCTCGCAGGAGTTCTCGACGATCTGTCCGTGCCAGCTGGTGGGGGCGAGGTCCCACACGGGGTACCTGATGCCGCCGTTGGTGACGGGGATGGTCGGGAGGTCGACCAGTCCCTCCGTCGTGGCCAGCGGGGGGCAGAGCGTGTAGTCGGTCTCGGACGGCGAGCACCACACGTCGTTCGTCATGGAGGTGCAGCAGCCAGCGGCCGTCAGGGTGTTCCTGCGCGCGCGGGCGGCGGCGATCAGGGAGCCCCCGGGCAGGTTCCGCTCAGAGGCGACGCGGTCGACGATCTCGGGGTCGCGCTTGTCCAGGTGCGTGGTCAGGGTGCGGTCGAACGTCCGCTTGATCATCGCGATGGCTCCGCGACGCTGGCCGACTCCGGCCTGCTGGACCGGCATGATGCCGAACCGGTTGTGCGTGGCCTCGACGAGCTCGCGCATGGAGAGCTGGGAGCCGGACGCTACGCGGGGGACGTCTGCGGCGGCGAGGATGGAGTACTTGACGCGGGGAGTCTCAGCGAGGGTGTTGGCCCCCCGGAACGCGTTCGCGGAGGAGGGAACCGGCAGGCGCACCGGGTTGGAGGAGGGGCGCACCTTGTAGCGGTTGCCGAAGTCGGACTCGGGTGTGGCGGGGGCCACGGGCTCCTCCTGGGGAGCGGGCTCGGGCTCCGGCTCGGTGTCGTTGCTGAACTCGGCGGTGTCGCCGGGCGCGTTGGTGTCCTGGCCGTCGGCCGGGGTCTCCGGCTCGGGAGCGCTCTCGCCGGAGACGGCCATCTCCAGCTCCTGCGCGACGGAGGAGAATTCGGCGTCGAGGTCGGCTCGTGCGGCGTTCTGCTCGGTGCGGACTTCGGTGATGGCGTTGACGATGCGCGAGAGGACGCGCATGTCGGTGGTGTGCGCCGGGTTGAAGTCTCCGCCGTTGTAGAGGTTATGGAACTCGTCATTGCCGAGCTTGATCTCGTAAGTGAGATCGATGTCGCCCGTGGTGTCCGAGTTGACGTAGTCGCGGACCTGCTGGCACAGGGCCTCGTGGTCCGTCTTTGCGTCAGGGGTGGAGAAAAGGGGAAGCAGAGCTTCGACAATCGTTTTGGCCATGGGAACCTCGCGGCAGAGAAGGAGATCGTTCTCGCGCGGTCCGGCCCATATGCCAGTCGACTGCACTGCGAATACTACACAAAGTTATGACGGTTCATCTATGCGTTGTTGGTCGTTCCGGGGTGGGGGAATCGGTTCGGACCACCCCTACAGGGGCGCTACGATGAGAAACACCCCGATTCCGACGAAACGGAAACGGGGTGACGTACGTTTTCAGGTCTTTAACTTCCCCGGACCTGAATGCACGGGTCCCCGCCCCTCCCTCAGGAGGAGCGGGGACCCGCCCCCATTTCAGCCCTCGGACTTGCGCCGAGAGCCCTTGCGAGCCGCACGCGGAGCCACTGGCTCCGGCTCACGCGCGATGATCTCGTAGGAGCCGCCGGAAGCCAGTGCCGCGTAGGCCGCCTTCCTGCGCGGCGACGGCTGACCGGCGCGGAGCTTGAAAAGCTCCGTCTCACCGTTCGGGTACGTCACCAGGTAGTCGCCCTCCTGGGGCTCCTCCTTGACCCGGGGTCCGGACTGCACGCGCTTGGTGGACTTCCCGCACGAACCGCACGCCATCAGGCGACACCTCCCATTTCCTTCGCGATCTCTGCGAGCTCGGCCTCCGACATCTTCCGGGCCAGATCCGCGATCTCCTTCTCCTCCCGAACCGCGCGCCGGGCGGCCTCGTAGGCCATGTCTGCGACCTCGGCGGGCAGCGCAGCGAGGACTTCGCGGACCTGCGCGTGGTTCTCCGACATCAGCGACGCGATCCGGTCCAGCCCCCCATGGGAGCCGCCCTTGCCAGACTTGAACGGCTTGACCAGACCTGCGGACAGAAGGGCGGACTGGCGGCCGTCGTGCATCGCCTCCCGCACCCTGCCCGGGGCGAGCTGCACTCCGGCCGAGGCCGCGAGCGCGAGCACCGACGGGTCATTTGGGACGTGGAAACCCGGAACCGACACGGTGCACGCCGCGACCAGCTCACCGAACCGCCAGTCCCCGGAGAAGGCGTAGGTGTCAGCGATGGATACCTGCCATGCTTCGACTCCGGCGCGGAGGGCACCCGCAACCCAGATGCCGAACTCGTCCTCCCCGCACACCACGTTCGCGATGACATAACGCGGGTCGTCGTAGTGCGCCATGGCTCCCGCCATCGACACGTTCGGCTCTGTGGAGGCGTGGCCGCCGGACGTCAGCGGCCCCGTGTTGATCCGGCCGCCCTCCGCCGTGCGCACCGGGTTGCGGTGGAAGCGGGAGTAGGCTCCCTTGTTCGGGTCGCGGGGCGGGAAGACCTTCTCTCCCAGGAACCCGATGTGGCGCTGCTTCCAGTCCGCGATGTGCCCGTAGACACGGCCGTCCTCGGTCACCTGGAGCTTGGTCAGGCCGGTCAGCTTGGGGTTGACGAACCACCTCTCGGGAGGGTTCGCGGGAACCCGCTCGGCGACCTTGTCGGCCCACCCGTACCCGGACGCGGCGAGTGCCGCCGTCTTCCCGGCGAAGTCGTCATCGTCGTCGTCTTCGTCCCAGGGGGCGCGGACGCTGTCGTCGCCCCAGGCGTCGCGCATCCTGTCGTAGTAGTCCTCGACGCGGTCCGCGATGGCGTCCTTGGCGTCGACGGGGAGGTCTACGCCGCCCATGCCGCCCTGGAGGACGGAGGCGACGGAGAAGATCGCCTGCGGGACGGCTCGGAGTTCGCCGTCGATGATGTCCGCGAAGGGGAGCCGGTAGTCGGACTGGATGTCCGAGTCCGGGTCGGCCTCTTCCTCACGCCAGAACGTGCCCTGGTTGAGGCGTCCGGCCTCGGCGAGACGCGCCTTGGCGGCGTCGCCGTCCCACTCCTGCTCGCGCTCGGCCAGGGGGAGGCGCATGTCGCCGACCGCCGCTGCTGTCACGGCTCCGGATGCGGGGTGGATGAGGCTGATGCGGGCGGTGTGGAACGCGGGGTCCTGGACGAGGGTAGCTCCGCCGAGCCTCCACCCCTTGACGTAGACGAGCTCCTTGACGGTTCCTGCTTCCAGGGCCTCCATGAGCTCGTCGGGGTCTTCCGGCGGTTCGATGGGCTCGTCGTCGGCGTTGTAGAACCCGTAGGTGAAGTCCCCGTCGGAGAGATCGACGGACACGGTGCCCGCGAAGCCCTCATCGAGGAGCCGGATGACGCGCTGGGTGTTGCCCGTCTCGTCGTTGACGTCGAAGTCGCCCTCGCCCCAGACGTTCCCGTCCTGAATCCAGGCGCGGTCGATGCGGCCGACGGTGACCTTCCCGTCGTGCCCTTCGCCGCTCCTCTCCTGGTAGGAGAGCCACATCTGGGCGTTCGTACTGACCTGGCCGCCTTCAGGGGCACCGAGCACCCTGTAGTCGCCACGGATCTCCAGCGGGGCGAGGATGCCGCGCCAGCGGATGGTCTCGGGGACCTCCCCCTCGGAGGGGAGGAACGTCTCAGTGACCTCGGGGAAGAGGTCGGTCGGCGCTGTCATGTCTGCTGAAGCTCCTAGGTTGTCAGCTGGTGACGGGGGCAAGAGGTCGAGGTCTTCCAAGGGGCCGATCAGTGTTGAGCACCTGCACTGGATGACCTCCTCGGCGGGGCCGAGGGGATCGCCGGGGTGGAGCAGGGATGCGCCCCCGACGCGAAACGCCTCGTTGAGGCGCACGGTCTGGCCGGAAGCGTCGCGGTGGGACTGGCGGGTACGGGTGTCGTTCGTCGCTATCCATCGCTGGTACATGGCGACGCCGGACACCTCCTCGTAGGCGGCGGAGGCGGCGTGGGAGCCGCCCTCCACGGCCGCGTGCGCCTCGGTTCGGGCGATGCGCTCCGCGAGGTACGAGAACCGGTTGAGGGAGAGGGAGGAGGCGATGCGGTCCCGAAGCGCTCCGGGGCTCTCGCGCTCGGCGATGCCGGTCTGCATCTCCCGCTGGACGGTGCCGAATGCCTCCTCCGGCCACAGCGACGCGGAGAGCCGGTCGGTGGCCTCGGCGACGAAGGACTGTCGGTAGGAGTCGATGCCGAGGAGGTCGGTGCGTGCAGCCTCGGCGAAGGACGTGCCGAATACGGCGTCGATGGCGGGGGCTATGAAGAGGTTGACCAGACGTGTCCAGAGCTGGGACCCCGGCCAGCCGCCGAGCGCGGGAGGGAGGTCTGAGGCGAAGGCGTCGGCGGTGAGCGATCCGAGAACGCCGAGCTTGGCCTCCCGAAAGAACGCGTTGAACGCCTGCTCGGTGGCGACTAGAACCTCCTGCTCAGCCTTGGGCAGGAGGTGCCCGGTGGAGATGGGATCCATGTCAGTCCCTCCCTGCGAGCGCGGGTGTGCATCCCCGGTTGGTGAGCCAGGTCGCCAGGTACTCCCGTCGGTGCGGTTGTCCGGTCAGCAGGAGGTGTCGGCAGTACTGGTCGACGGTGTCGATAACACAGGGGTCCTCGCCGAAGTTCGGGATCGCGGAGTCGTAGGCACCGTCGAGGAGCGCGTCGAGGGCTCCCTCGTCGTCGCGGCGCAGGGCGACGTCGCGGAGCACGGTGTACATGTCCCAGGGGAGGACCTGGCGTGAGGGGGACTGCCAGTGGCGCTCGGAGCGGGATGCCCATCCCATGAGGCGTTTCCCGGCGAGTTCGAGCGCGCGTAGGGCCACCTGTTCGACGGCGCGCAGCCACCAACCGTGCTCCTGGGCGGCTCGGGCGGACGCAGCGACGACACCGGATGTGCCTCCCGGGGGGGCGGGCGCGGTGCTGTCGGGGGAGGAGTCAAGGGCGGGTGGGCCCCCGGCGTCGGGTGGGGACGGTAGGGCGGTGAGGGTCGCTTGGGTGATCTGGTCGCCGGACAGGAGCGGAGCGAGTTGGGGGACGAGGGAGGGGTTGGCGAGGGCAAGCCTCTCGGCGAGCCATGCGGAGTGCTCTTCCTCGGTGGGCTTGTCCGAGTTGCCGAACCCGTTCTCGCGCAGGAGCGCTTCGTTCGATAGCACTCCCTTGTCCCAGAGTGCCTGCGCCTCGCTTGACTTGTTGGGGCGCTGTGTCAGCTCGGAGGAGTTGTACCAGATGACGTAGCCGGTGGGGTCTTCGATTCCTGCGGCACGCATCCTCGGCCACAGGTACTCCTCGGTGAGCGCTCCGCAGAGTACTGCGGCGAGGGGCTGGATGTGGATCTTGACCGATGCTTCCTCCAGCTGCCACGCCGACCAGTGGTTGGCCGACCCGGTTCCTGTCACGATCTCGCGCGGTAGGTCCGCTCCGGACGCGAAGCGTTCGAGGGCGGAGGTGCGAAGCGCTGAGGCGTGCTCGGAGAGGGGCGTGGACAGGGTGATGTGTTCGATCGGCCCTGCGTCCTTGGACATCTTGAGGACCATGGGGACGACGGCGGACGCGTCGTCGCGGTCCTTGATGGGGGTGATCATGTGCGACATCAGGGTCGCGACGAGCGGGTCGTCGTGCAGGGGTTGTGTCATGCCGGGGTCGGACCGGGAGGGGTCGGCGACGGTTGCCTCGGAGGGGATGCGGAGGATGCCCGCTCCTGCGAGGCGCGAGTCGACGGAGGCCGCGATGTGGTCGGAGAGTCCCCGGATTTCCCGGAGCGCGGGGATGGTGGCGCGAATCGCGGAGTCTGGATCGAACCCCGAACGGGGGTGGGGGTTCCAGATGCGGATGATCGTCGAGTCTTCCGGGGAGAGCTTCATCGGCTTCCCGGAGTCGGGGAGGATGAGGGTCGCCCCACGGGAGTTGACGGAGAGCTCGTCGTTGGAAGCGACGTACCAGCGCCGTCCCTCGTCTTCTCCGGGGGAGTCGAGGCCGATGAGGTAGGTCTCGCCGACGAGGGAGAGGTGCAGGGCCATGCGGCGGAGCATCTCGCCCTGGCCGATCTGCCCCTGGTAGAGGTCGTCGAGGATGGCTTCGGCGAGCTGGGCGGCCTGGTCCTCGGCATTCTCGGGGAGCCCGTCGCCGTCGGCGTCGTCATGGACGGGAATGGGCTCGGTGCCGTTGTCTCCGGCGAGGCCGATGTGCAGGATGCACCGGGAGACGGCAGAGGCGACCCATCGGGCTGCGTAGTGCAGCTCTCCGACGTTGTCGTAGTGCGACCAGACCTCCCCCTGCCAGTCCCGTGATTCGACGGCGCGGGAGACGTGTCCCCGGTCGATGAGAGTTGCGGAGGAGACCGTGACTGTCTTGGCCTCGATGACGGTGTCTCCGCCTTCGGTCTTGAAGGTGGCCTGGCCGGTATTGGTGTGCCGGTTGGCGCGGAGGAATTTCACCATCATTCGCCTCCTTCGTTATCGGCGAACCATCCGATGACATAGGAGACGGCGAGGGTCATGGCTGCTATTTGGTAGACGATGTGCTCTCCGAAGTGCAGGTACAGGAGAACGGTCGCGAGTGCGATCCAGAACCCCAGGCACCAGTGGCACGTGAGAAGGGTGTAGATGTAGGAGCGCGCCGTGGTCGGCGGAGGAAGTTCTTCACCTTCGGTGAGGGCGGCGCGTTCGGCCCGTGAGCGCAGCACGCGCGCGAGAACGGGGTCGCGAAGGGGCGCGGTGATCGTGTCGGCCGTTGCGAGCCTAGTGAGGCGCGCGGCGGCGAACGCTGCGATGGCGAAACCGAGAATGTCCACGGACCCAGGGTAACCATGTCTTTACGTATAGGCATGGTCACTGATGACAGGAGTTCAGGATGGCGTGTTCGTGCCAAAAAAGTAACCAGGCGGTCTCGGCCCTCGGCGCGAAGGCAACGGCCAAGGCGAAGCCCGGAGAGCAGTGGGAGGCAGTCCTCCCTTCAGGTAAGGTCATGACCTTTGACCTGCGGTGGCAGGCGCAAGCGGCCGTCGCGCGCCTCGGCGGGAGGACGCGCAGGGTAACCATTCCCCAGCCGTCCGCAGGAGCCGCGTAGAAGTGCGCCCCGCTCCTCCCTGGGGGGAGCGGGGCGCACAACCGGTACAACTTTGTACTACACGGTTCGTTCCTGTCCCGCCTAGCCTTCGTCGCGGGACAGTACAACCTTTTCGCACTCCGCTCGCACCCGGGCGTTGATAGCGGACACGACGGAGGGCAACCGGGCTCGGTCCCCTCCGTCGCATTTCCTGCTTTCTGTCTTGTGGGGCGGGGTTCCTCTCAGGAGGGGCCCGTTGGTGCGGTGTCAGGCTCGGAAGCCCTCGATGATCGCGTGGACGGCGGCTTCTGTGGCCTCGTTCTTGCGTCCGAACGCGGAGGCAAGCGTCTCCTTCGCGCCCATGCGGTTGGGCTCCGGGCAGTACCCGCCGTGCGCCAACCGGCGCAGGCAGGAGAGTGCGGCACGGTATGCGCCGGTGCTGTGGATCATCTCCGTGGCCTCCGCGATGTCCTGGGCGGCACCTGGAGCGCTCTCCACGATGATCCTGACCTGGCGGGCGGAGTACTTCTTGGGGTCTGTGGACAGGAGCACGTTCCGGCCGTCCTCGGCCTGGGCGGTGATCCGCTTGTCCGTGATCTTCGTAATCGTTGCGTACACGGCCTTCGCGGTGCGCGGGTGGCCGATGACCAGGCGGTCTCCGATGATGTGGTCCTGCGGGGTGTCCAGGCTCCAGAGGAAGGGCATGGCGTGTCTCCTGTCTGCGGGGGGAGGACCCTGCGCCCTCCCTGTTACACTGATTGTACATAGTGAGGAGCGGGGGTCGCAAGTCTGCGCGCCCTTCGCACACCCGACCCCGTCGGCGACGATGCGATTCGGCAAAAAACTTCCCTGGGGGAACAGGGAGAGCCCCCTCCCCCCGGTCGGGGAGAGGGGGCCTGTGCCCTGCGTCTTCAGCCGAAGAAGATCTCGCCGTACACGGCGATCTGAACGACCTCGTCTGCGGAAGCCGCGTCGAAGTCGGCGTCGTCGGGGTCGGTGAACATCCTGCGCGCGTTCACCCGGGCGGCCGAGGTCGCGTACTTCGGCGGGTTGTCCTTACTCGCCAGCGCCCGGAGCGCCTTCATGACGGTCTCGTGGTTGAGCGGCCGGTGCAGGGTCTCGTCGGTCAGGGGGTCCTCCATGCCGAGGGAGGCTTCCCAGCCGACGTAGTCCCCCTCCTTCTGACTGGCGGCCTCGTTGTAGCTAATGGTCTGGTACCAGCTGTAGTCGAACGCCCCACTGCCGACGATCTGCATGCAGGTGTCCCGGGGAGTGGCCTCGGCCATGGTGGTTTCCTTTCCTTGGAGAGTGTTGCGCGGTAACGCGCGGGGGGCGGGACCCCTCCCCTGGGGAGGGGTCCCGGGGGTGGATCAGGGCTCCAGCAGTTTCTTGGCGGCGATGGCGGCGAGTGCGGCGGCCAAGCGGGTCGGGTGTCCGCCGTCGCCGGGGCGGGACCCCTCCAGCGCCTCGAACTCGTCGACCAGCTCGCGGCACTCCTCCTTCGTGTCGAAGGTCTTCCCGAACGCCTTTTCGCCGTCCGGGTCGAAGGCCACGGCGCGCCAGGGTCCTTCGTTGGTTCGGAAGGTGTAGTACTCGTGCGTCTCCCCCCTGCCCGTGAATGCCTTCGCCGCCTTGGTGGGGGTGTCGGTGCGGAACTCGGAGAGCGAGGTGAGTCGAACGCGGTCCTGGGCCATGGCGTGTCTCCTGTCTGCGGGGGGAGGACCCTGCGCCCTCCCTGTTGCACCGATTGTACATAGTGATGAGCGGGTGTCGCAAGTCCGCGCGCCCTTCGCACACCCGACCCCGTCGGCGACGATGCGATTCGGCAAAAAAACTTCCCCGGAAACAGGAGTTCCCCCCTCCCGGCAGGAGGGGGGAACTTCCCGTGCGGGCTAGACCACGGCCTTGTCGATGAAGTCCCTCATCGTCGGCCACACGTTGTCCGTGTAGTTGATGAGGGCGTTGGAGAGCTCGGCATCCGAGCCGCACTCCTTGGCGTACTCCTTCCCCTGCTCGGTGACATCGGCCTCGGCGATGATCCTGCGCTCGTGCCAGGAGTAGGGACCCCCGAGCGCGGCGGCCATGTGCCCGTACACGCGGCGCAGGCTCGCGCTCGCGGCGTCGATGTCCTGCGCGCTCAGGTGGCGGCGGACCTCGGCCCGCAGGAGCCCCATCGCCCGCACGATGGTCGTGGAAGCGAGCCTCTCCCGGGCGGCGACGTCGTTGTCCGCGTGGGCTCCGGGGGCGCGGGCGATCATCATGCCCAGGGACCCTCCCGGGGGCATGCCGGAGAAGTCGATGGTGCTGGGCCCCTGGAAGGATTCTGCGACCACCATGGAGTGGTCCGTCGTGCTGATGACGAGGGAGGAGGCGAGGTGGCGTCCCCTGTAGGAGACGAGGATGTCGCCCATCAGGAAGTCCTTCGGGTCGGCGGGGACGACGATCGGCATTGCGGTGTCCATGGGTGTTCCTATCTCGGGGTCGGGTTCCCGGGTTGTCTCAGACGGGCATCGACGCGCGGTGTCGCGTCGACCAGGTGTTCATGGCGGTGATGTAGCGGTCGGCCAGGGTCTCGAAGGTCTCGCTGGTGAGTCCGGCTCGCTCGTACTCCGTGGCGATCTCCTGCGCCCAAGCGAGGGTGTCGACGCCTCGGGGGGAGGAGAGTCGGGCCCCGGACGCGCGGTGGTCGATGTGCAGGAACCAGCCGGACGCGCGGTGGTCGATGAGGTACCTGTGTGCACTCCCTTCGGCGGTCCAGAGGTCTCCGCCCTCGGTTCGGGGCGGGCGCGGGGTGAACTTGAGCGTCGCGGTCACGGGCGTTCTTCCTACCGGGGGGGGCGGACCCTCCGCCCCTCTGTGTACCGATTGTACATAGTGACCCGAGGGGTCGCAACACGCCGCGAGCCGCGACACCCCTCCGCCTACACGGAGGCCAAAGACACCTCCCAACCGCGCCCCACGTGCTCCTCCATCACGGATACCGCGTGCTCCTGCGCATCCACATCCGACGAGAACACCCGATAGGAAGCCGCACCCCCCCAGCCCGCCTGAGAGGGCTGGGTCACGACCGCCGAACCTTCCTCCACAGCAGAGATCGACAGGTTCACCCTCTTCCCCTGGAAGGACATCTCAGCGACGCTCAGCGTCGCCCGAACAAGGGTCCACCGCTCCGACTTCAGTCTCTTCGCCACTTTCGCCCGGTACCGGAGCGCGGAAGCGGACCCCCTGAGGACAACTTCCTCGCGGCGCGTCTCCAGGGCGGATATGGACGTCTCCCACGCAACGAGGGAACCTCCCCGCCCTCCCTGAACGATTGCTATCTCCCTGGCGTTCGCCCCCGTCGAGGCACGCAGAAACGGGAACGGGCGCACCTCCGCGAGCGAAGCCCCCACGACGCGATCGGTCGGCCGCACGCCTTCGCGAACGGACGCCCGTGTCATGCTCCCTCCAAAGGAGCGCAGCCCGACCGGGTCGACGCGCTCCAGCGACTCCAGAATGCCCAGGCTCCCCACCCCCAGGGAGGAGCGCATAACGAGCATGCCGGGACGCAAGCCGATCTTCACCGCATCGGCAAGAGCCGTCTTCGCGTCCTCAGCGAGGCACTTCTCGTACAACTGCTCAGCGAGACGAACTCCCTTGTCCGTCAGTTTCGGGTGGGGGCTGTGGTCGAACACGCCTCGCGCCTGTAGCGCCTCCAGAGTGCGAGCAATGCGCCCTGTCATGTAGGTGAACATCGGGTAGGAGTCCTTGGGCGCATAGGAGTAGTCGTAGGTCTCCAGGATGAGTTGCCGCATCGTCGGTGAGAGGTTCTTTCTCAACTCATCATCGGTATCGGTCTTCGTGAACACGGTGCCGTTCTCCTTCAAAGGGATGGCCCGCCCCGTACGCGGAGTACGGGGCGGGCGTGAGGTGTTTCATCGTTCGTCGGCCATGGAGGTCAAGAGGTTCGTGCGAAACCTCCGTTCTCCTGCGCGGTCCGCAGTCGCTCGTCTATCGCCTCCGCGAGCGCGGCGCAGTCGTCGAACGTGCGCACCTTCTCGTAGGGGCGGGAGGTGTCGACGGTGCGCTCGATGAGGCGTACGAGTCCGCCGGAGTAGCCGAGGGACAGCACCGAGCGGCCGACGTCGACCAGGAATGCGAACCGGACCGGTGTGTGGAACGTCCACCCGAGCCGACTTCCGGCGAGCTTGTCGATCTCGGCCACTGCGAGGCGCAGGGAGTCGAACTCGTAGCGCTCCGAGCGCTCCTCCTCTCCCTCTCGTACGAGGAGAGACGCCACGTGCTTCCGGGGGGCGGTGGTGTAGACGGCGAGCTCGGCACGCAGGCCGGACTTCTCAGCACCGACGACGACCGCCGGGGGGCGCAGACGAGACAGGGGGACCGTGAACTCATCCCCCTCCACGGTCCGCACGTCGGCGATCGTGATGGATCCCCCGACGTGATGTAGGCCGGACGGGTCGACCTGGCGCACAGAAGTGACCAGGGCAACACGCTCGACCCCGTGGACTTGAGCACGAACGAACGTTCCCGGCATGGCTCCGACGGCCGAACAAGCCTTGGTGGCGGCGGAGGTATCTCTTGCTCGGGCCCGGCGCAGGAACTTGTAGGCGCTTTCGATTCCGTCCTCTGTCAACCATCCTTCGCCGAGGTCAGGGCCGTCGAACCTGACGAGATCACGGCGCATGAGTCCTTCGGTGACGTGGCTATTCAGGACGACGTTCGCGTGCCGAAGCCGGGGCGGGTGTTCCCGGACGTGGACGCTTCCGGCGAGAGAGTGCATGAGAAGCTCCTGCATCGGTCTCGTGGGCGATTTCGCAGCGGGGGTCACTCGCTTGCCGCTTCCTGTGGAGCATAGGGGTCGACGGGCATCCATCCGCTCGTCATGGCTTTCTTCAGGAGCACACCGAGACGGAAGTGTAGAACGCGAGGCTGGGTGTACCTCTCGACGGAGGATTCCTCGCCGATCGTTGTGATGATAGTGATCTCTTTGTTTCGCGTGGCCGCGTTGAAGCTCAGGCGCATGGACCCGGTCTCCTTACCGCGACGAAGCTCGTACACGGGGACGTGCCGTCGAATCCACCCGTTGGCGATCAGGGACCATGTCGCGACCCCGATGGACTTGATCGCTTCCTGTGTCGTTTCATGCCGGATGTTGGACTTCACGGCAGGGAAGCTACCGGGGATGTGCACCCGGGATTCCGAGTGCACAGAACCATCGGAGCCCGGGATGAGAGCGAACTCCGCGCTCTTGGTGGTACTGCCGTTGGAGCTCCACAGCTGCACGTTCGGGAGGAGCGTGACGTACTCCAGCGGGTGCGCGCGCACCTCCCCCTCGTAGTCCAGGAGGGACACCTTCGGCTCGGGGTCGAGGAATACGGAGTCGATGGCTCCGGAGAAAAGGGGGTCGCCTTCGGGCGTCCGGGCGATGGCGAAGACGTTCCGCTCGATCCCCCGGCTGGCCGCTTCCTCGTCGACCTCCGCAAGCCTGTCCTTCCAGAGGGCGGAGCCGAGGTTCATCCCGTAGGAGTTGAGCGTCACGCCGTCCTCTTGGAGGAGGTTCCTTCGCCGCAGGGCAGCGATGGTGGGGAGGCGGGTCGGCTTTTCGAGGAGCGCACGGCCGTCGCTGTGAGCCGTGGATCGGATTCGGGCGCGCAGGACTGCGGTATTCATCGTCTTGGACATGTTGGCGTCCATGTCGGGGGTTCTTGTGCTCATGGTGGGTACACTCCGTTGCCTGGTTCCGGAGTTCAGACACCGTCGGGCTGATGCCCGAACTCCGGATCTTTCTATTACTCTTCTGGATAAAGTAGCTTGCTTGGCTTGGACGTCGGCATCCTTTGGAGCCAGTGGGCTAGGAGTTCACGGGCCTGCTCAACGTTCAAGGGTTTGAGTTGAGGGTCAGCCCGTTCTATCCACACGTCCCAGAGAAGGATGATCTGCTCAGCCCTTGCCTGGATTATGTTAGCGGTTCGTCGACGATGGTCGATGAATGCGGGGCTCTCAGGACGCTCGTCGAGAATTTGGTGATAGTACTCCCCGGGAACCTTTTCCATCCATTTGCCGACCATCCCCCTGACGTCTTTTGATGAGATATCCTCCACTCCGAAAGCTTCCGCATAACTATCCCACTCCAGTGCAATCCGGACAGCTTCACGCTTCAGGACTGATCCGAGAGCTTTACGATGGGCGACCGGTGGCTTTGACTTTTTCATTCTTCGATCCATTCCAGGCGAGTGAAAAGGTAGCTCTTTCCGTCATCGCTGCGCCGGTACACAGCCAAGGCGGTATTGATGTCGTCGATCGTGTTTCGCATGTCAAAGGTTGCGATGGACACGGGTGCCTTGCGAAGGAACCAGGAGAGGTGTGCGGGCTCGGCTCGGAGCTCGAACGCCGGTGCAATGGCGGGAGACGGGTAATGCGGAACCATCTGATCTTTCAAAAGGAAGGCGGAATCCATGAAGTGATCCCGAATTTCTCGGGTGATCGGGATTCGGGTTTTGCGTGCCATGGTTTGCGCCTTCCTCTTCGGGCCGAGGTTCCCTTCCCCTGCCTGCATTACCGATTGTACAGGATGCCCCGGAGTAAACCCTCCGCCTGGCTCCCGCATGTCAGAGGTGCACGCTGAAATGTTGACATGACGCATTGGACAGAGGACATTCCGATCATTGCCCTCGATTTCGAGACAACCGGACTCGACACCCAGCGCTGTTCCCCCGTCTCCATCGGCGCGCTCCTGCGGGACGGCAGAAGCCGGATGCGGCCCGTAGCCGACGTGCCCGAGCACGTGCGCCCCGACACCCCTGTAGAGCCGGGGGCCTACGCGGTGCACGGGATTAGCAACGACCAAGCCGCTCGGGGGGCACCCCTGGGGGAGGGTCTGAGCGCACTCCTGCGGACCCTGAACGATGTCCGGGAGCGAGGGGGAATGGTCGCGGGAGCGAACCTGAGCTACGACCTGTCAGTGCTCCTGTACGCGGGCCACAGGTGCGGACTGCCAAATGTGGACGCCGTGATCGGACGCTTGCACTGCCTGGACGCGATGGTTCTGGACCGGGGATTGGACACGATACGGCAGGGAAGACGTTCTCTCACCGACCTCTGCGAGCACTACGGGGTTCGCTTGCAGGAGGCGCATAGAGCGCGCGCAGACGCGCAGGCTGCGCTAGGTGTCGGGCTCAGTCTCCTGCGCCGCACGGAACTCCCGGACGGCGAGCTCGGCCCCCTTGCCTCGCACCCTCCGAGCGCCGACAGGCTCGCGCAGCTGCGCACGGCGGACACTCCTGCGCTCCTCCACCGGCTTCAGCAGAGGTGGTGGAGCGAGGGCCTGTCGTGGCTCAGGGCCCACAGGAGGCGGTCGGGAGGGTCCTTTGTCGGAGAGACCTCCTGGCCCGTTGGTGCGTGGCAGGAGCCGGTCGGGGATGGGTGGGCATACGCAGAGCGTTGGGCCCGGGGGCAGGAGCGCAAGTTTTCTGATCCGGGAACGGGTTTGCAGGAGGATTTGGCTCGCGCATTCGAGGAGGGCCGGGCGGCCGAAAGGGCCCGTATTGCGGGAAGCCGCGACTCGTGAGGAGCGGGCATCTCGCATAGGGGTGCGCCCCCGGGGGGTCCCCCGGGGGCGCACCGTGCGTTGTTGCCACTACTCAAGTCCGAGGTCCGTTTCCAGCATCGACACAGCGCGGCGAAGGCGGCGAGGACGAACGGGAAGCCCGTCGCCGTCCTTTGCGAAAAGGTCCTGAACGACGCCGTACAGGATCTCGGCATCCTCCCGGGTGACGACCATGAAACGGGTCGATCCCTTTCCAGCCGCCTTAACGACCGCCTCCTCGTAGTACTTCGGGAAGTTCTCGATCTTGTGGCGCTCGGGGTTGTCGAGTAGTGCCTTCGCGAGGGTCTGGGAGACGCGAACGGCGACGTGCCCTTCGGGGAGGTCTCCGACGGACTTGGAGGCGACGATGACCCGGCGCGGTCGGGCCGCCCTGCGAGGGGTCTTCTTCACCGCCGTCTCCTCCTGCGCCTCCTCGGCCGTCTCCTCGGTCGCCTCCTCCTCGGTCGCCTCCTCCTGCGCCTCCTCCTGCGCCTCCTCGGCCGTCTCCTCCTGCGCCTCCTCCTCGGCCGTCTCCTCCTGCGCCTCCTCCTCGGCCGTCTCCTCCTCGGCCGTCTCCTCCTCGGTCGCCTCCTCCTGCGCCTCCTCCTCGGTCGCCTCCTCCTGCG